AACTTCATTTTCTGCTCTTCTCATAATATTAAAGTTTTCATCTAATAATTCAACAGAAAATTTGTGTAAACCCGGAGAAGGATTTATAACATTAAATGTTTTTGCTTGTGCAGATGTACTGCTTAAGTCAACCTCTTGATAAAGTGGACTATTTTGAAAGCCTAATAACCTTAAAGTTCCAACTCTATTTACACCCTTAGATTGTTCTAAATTTAAGGTAGCAACACAAGTATTGTCTTCAGCTTGACCATCATAAGATTCAGTATCTGATTGAGTAGCTAAAGACAAAGAGTCTGCTGTGCTTGTAGTTTTCCAATAACCCGCTAATGTATTGCCACCAGCAGATGTAATGTTTGCCCCTGCATCAGAATTGTATGTTTCCCAACCATGTTCTCCGCCTTCAAGTAAATCGAATTCTTTCAATAAAAACCACTCATCTGAAGTATATGCTTTTGTATAAAGCCTAACTCCAATTATTCTTTCATCAATCAAGGGATGACCATCAGATTCAGTAATACTTGAGTCGTCTAAATCTGGGTGAGTTATATATAGTTGAACATTTAATATTTCTTCATGTATTTGTAATGGAGAAGAACCTACAGTTGATATTGGCCCTTCTTGATTGCCTTCATAAACAGGTGTTAATCCTATCCAGTAAGAACCATTCCAAAAGCCAGAATCGCTTTCTGTTGCGGTAAACCAGTAAGCAACTATTATTTTATTTACAACATTAATTTGGCTTGAAGTAGGAGAACTGCTATTAGCATCATAAAGTTCCATTGTGACTCCAAGATTGTCAAGCGACCTTAGATGTTGTATGTTGTTATACCATTTATGAGTTTTATATGCAGAATCTCCAGCGTTGGTTTGAAAAAAGTTTTCATTTATATATCCATACCATTGATTCATATTTATTATAAAAATATCTTTATTATTATCGTGTTGAACTATTTTAGTGCCAAATAAACCCCTAATAACTGTTAAATCATGTGTAGCTTTAGATTTTACATAAATTATTTCATCTTCTATTTTTAAATAATTTCCAACTAAAAAATGAGCGCCATTATCAACTGTTAAAGTAGTATCTGTAGATAGAAAGTGACTTGCGTCATTAATATCTGAACCTGAATCATATGTTTTAAATTCTCCAGTTGAAACCCTAAGAACTCCATCAACAGAATAAAAACATGGCCTTGCAACAGCACCTGTTGATTTTCCTAAAAATTGAATTGGGCCTTGGTCTGTATCTTCCCAAACATCAGACCAAACATCACCATTAAGAGTGTATATAAAAACACTTGGGCCAACAGATGAAGTACCTGCTGAATCGTCATACAAACAAAGATAGCTGTCTCCTGATTCAGCCACAAAAGAAGCTCCGTCTGAATTTGCATATCTAGCTTGTGCGCCTCGCCTATCGTGACTAAAAAAGAAAAAACCACTTCCACTAACTTGTGTAAACGCAGAACCATATGCATTCCCATCAATTGCTGGAGCATCAGAATGATTAACAACAGAACCCATAGTTCTAATTAATCCAACTTTGTCAACCATTAAGTTTGTAACTTCAACAAACTCATCTTGCTGTATGTCTCTTGGGTCGGAATTATCGTTTATTCCTCCATGAAATCCTTCGATTTTGTATACATTCTTTGGCATTATCTACTTGAAACCATAAAAGGAGCAAGTGCATTTGCATATTCAGATAACAATTCTTGATATTGCGCTCTATGCATAGCTACTACTTCACTATCTTCATCTTCATTAAAAAAAGTTATTTGCCTTTGTTTAAGTCTTGCGCTAGCACCTAAAACCAATGCGTGTTCTAGCTCGTTTGGAAACTTAGCAACAGTATCAGCACTATGTAATATTGTAGGATTTTCCATAGAATAATATCTACTTGGATTTGCGCTTGCCGGCTCAGGATATACATAAACATCATTATCATTAAAAGTCCACCTTGGAGATTCGTCTGTTGCAAAAAATATACTGTGAGGATTTTGAATTTTTCCTTGTAATGATGCATCTAAATAAACACAGGAAACATATAAATCAGTGGTATCATCAGACTCTCTTCTTTCAACCAATACTATTCTACTGTTTTCGATGTTGCTAGCAATTGGATTTGAAGTAACATTAGAAGATTTAGTTGCAAATTGCACTAAAATATCAGGATTTACTTTATTTATTATATCGCTAGCAGTATCTTGCAAAGCATCTTGAATTGCTTGTTCATTTGCTGAGGCATTATCGCTTCCAACACTTGCAGTAGCTCCTATTATATCTTCTATTCTTACTTGAAAAGTAGCCATTAGTCATCTGCTCCTGTAGTATTTTCAATAGAACCATTTCTTGTAGTTACAAATACCTGCATTGGATTTGGAATCAAATGAGGCATAGGTTCTTTTGCGCGTGATGTTTCCATGTAGTCTTGCTCTATCTTTCTTGCCAATCCCATATGCCCGCTACCAACTTGAAGATTTCCTCCAAGATTTAAAAAATGACCCAAAGTGCAATGTATTGCCGCTGGAATTAGTTGTTGAGGAAGGTCAACCCTACTTGATAAGCTAGTTTTTTCTTCTGGGCTAGCATAGTAATAAACTCTAAGGCCATTATCTGAGCTAGGATTTTTAGTTAAATATAACTTATGCGTGTTTTGTTGCCATACGCCACCACTTGAATATGCTGTTGTTACACTTGAAGAATCAACTGCTACAGAAAAATTATTATCATCAACTTTTGTTACGGCTAGTCGCTTGCTATTTAAGTGAGAAACTTTGCTAGCGGTTACATAGTGACCTTTTATTTCGCTAAATATAACAAAGTCGCCAGTTGCCAGTCCATGAGAATTAGACGTTACTACAGTTGGGCTTGCTCCTGTCACGTTTGTTATAGACCCATTTGAAACATCTGTTTTGATATAATAACCAATTTTAGATACTTCATCATCATCTACATTAGATATAATTGCTGATTCATCTACAAAAGGAACATCTGTCTGGTCTAGTTCTACCTTGTATATTTGCCCAGAGTAATTTGCTTTTGTAAAAATATACTCTTTACCGCTAGCAGTAAATGTTTGTGAGTCTTTTTTACGAACTGCCCTCATTGCGATTTCTTTTATTGCTTGGTCAAAGTATATCTCAATTAAATTATGAGACACAGGCAGTTCTATTCCACCAGCTATAACCCCAGCATCAATAAGTTCGTATGCTTCTTGGTATCGCATTTTTCTTTCTCTTTTTACGTTTTTTACGAATACGAGATTTTTTAGTGCCTAACGTGGTCATCAATCTTGATGAACCATCGCTAAACTTTGTTGCTCCAGTTCCGTATGTTATATCTTTCATATTTCAACCTATTTGAGGGCGGTTGCCCGCCCCCAAACGATTATTAGGCTTAGACCAGCTTTAGAACAGCATGGGTTTGTTCGTTACGAACTTCCATACCAACTTCCATTAGCCACTCGTCAGTTTGACCATCGCGACCATCCTGAACGATGTCTTTACGAAGTTGCATATCGCGACCAGCCAAAGGACGAACTGAAAAGTTCGCAGGGTCAATCGCAATCGCATAATCTTCATATGCGCCTTTTAGATAAGGATGAGACACAAAGTCAAGCTCACCAACAGGGCCGAGATAAGAACGAACTCTTAATCCACCCTTGGTTTCTTCACCAGAATCATAGAATCCAGTATCTGCACCTCTTGTCATGGATGCTAACTTAACCATCCACTTATTTGATGCAAAAACTGTTTTTCTCATGCTACCTGCTACCATATCTGAGAATATAAATTCAACAACTGAATCCATATCATTCAATGCACCACTAGAGTAGTTTAATTGCAGATTTGTGTTGTCATATCCATTTAAAGAAGTGATAGACCCATTAGAACTACCTAGGCCTATGCCTTGGAATGTTCTTTTTGGATTTTCTGCACTAGCATCAAGAGAAATAGCTCCATTGGTAAGCATAGCAAACTCAATGTCACCTTTTATCTTAGCTAGCTTTCTAGCTTGCAACCTTGAAAGCTCAGGGCCACCATACTGTTGCGACACCTTTGCAGTGTTGGTTATTGTGTATGGCTCGCGAAAAATTTGCGTACAGTTTTTCAACCTACGTACCTTTTTACGAGTTTCAACCCCAACAGCAGAACCTTCAGCAATTCCAGCTATTCCATTTTCTCTAATGAAATAGTCAGCATCAGCAAAATTAGCTTCTCCGAAACCATTGCTTCCGCTATGATTTTGATAGCCATAATAAGATGTTGCAGTTCCAGCATCGTAAAATAGACCAGCATTTGCAACATAACTTAATGTTAGCACACCAGAAGCGTCTGCCGTAATAAGGTCTGAGCCATCAGCGCAAGCTTCTACTAAATAAGCATCAAGACTACCATGAACGTGCGCTCCAACAAACTGAGCCATTTTATCTGTTGCGCTAGCATGATTTACATCCTTACCAACAGCAATGCAAATAAAATGAGTAACAGCAGTTTGAAGAGCTGCTGAACCACCTGCAATGCTAGCAGAATAAATACCACCAACTTCAAACAGTTCCATTTGAGCTTGTCTTTCTGCAATTAAGATTGTGTGATGACCATTAATGCCACCTGATGCCGTATCAGCAACATCTGTAGAAGTTACATTAAACTTCTCGCTTTTTTTAATCATGTACTCGTCTTCCATCCACTCAAATATAGGGACTGGAGTCAAAACTGACTGTTGTCCAAAAAGTGAGAAAATGGGAGTAACATTTGGATTGTAGTAGTGGATTTTGTCACCTAATTCCAAGACCTGTCTTTGAGACCCGTCTGAAAATTGTAACGCAGTTCCAGCACCATAACTAGTTGTAGACATTTCTACCTCCGTTTATGTTACAGCAATGCTACAATCCTATATAGATTATAGCACTACGTATTTGTATTATTAAATTCCATAATTCCTTTCCAAAAATCATCAACTGCTTTTTCTTCAGGTTCAATAGCTTGAGGAGCGTTACCACTTACAGAGGCCGCGCTATTCTGCTTGTTTTTAACCTTTGGAGCCTGTTGAGCTACTTCTGGTTTGGAATTATTCCCTTTGTTAGACAATGTTTTCCAAATATTAACTAAGTTCTCCTGAGATACATTATTTGGGTCAGCCATAAATTGTCTATATTCAACAATATCTGTATCGCTTAACCCCATTTTCTGTAACTCTATAGTCTCTGCGTCAAATGCCTGAGACTCAGTAAGTTCAGACTTTAACTTTTCAACTTCTAGCATGGCTTGAGTAGCGCCCTGACTTATAAGCCATTGGTCATGCTCTGCTCTCCATTTTGCGGAGCTAGAGTTATCAATGCTTTCATCGAGAATATCATAATCATCTGGCTTAACAGGCGGTGCATTCATATCCCTTTGTTTTTCTTGAACTGATTCTGTCAGTTTTTGAACTACATCTGGATTATTTGAAAGAAATTCATCTAATTGCGCTAACTTTTCATACTTACCTTTTTCAGCAGTCCATTCGTTTTTATCTTTATCAGACTTTGACTGAAGTTGTTTGTATGCGTCAGCGAGTTTTTGAACTCCTTCTTCATCATTTGCGAATTTATTCTCAATTAACCATTGCTCAACCTTAGATTGTTCACTTGGTTCTTCATTGTCATTATTCTCATCAGGTTTAGTTTCTAGAACTTCTTCTTCCTGAGGTTCTTCAACCTCTGATTCCGGTGAAGAGCCTGAGTTGAACTCATCAAGTTCAGCTAAAAGGTTATCTTCGTTCATTACTTCTTCCTGATTGTTTTGGTCTTCATTTGTCATTCGATGCTCCTTTAAAGTTATCCGCTATGCTTGCGGAGCTTTTGGTTCTGAGTTAATCGTTTGCTTTGCAATAGATAGTTCCTCACCGACCATGCGAGTCCTATCTCTTTGTCGCGCTTCTTCCAGCTTAGCATTTGATTTGATTTTAGTAACTGCCTCACTTACAGGTTTGGTAGCTTCGCTAATTTCAGCTCTCATGTTAGCATGGAATACTTCGCGCTCTCTAGTTTGCAAGTCACCTTGCATTGTCTTGAGTTCTTGTTGCGCTTGTTGCAATTGCGCTTGTAAGTTTCCTATCTCTCCCATTCTCTGCATAAGCGATGATTTATCAATATCGCCTTTCATATTCATAATAACTTGAGTTTTATCATAAATACCAGCACTTAGAAGAGTTAAATCTTTTTGAAGTTCAGCCATTGGCGACTTACTTCTAGTAGAACCGACTACAACTCTTACATCGAATCTAGCCGTTTCCATATCATATAATTTTTTTACTGCACCTGTTTTGTCATCAATAACAGGAATATTTAATCTTACTTCATTCTCATCGCCTGTAGGGCTTACAATTCTTAATGTTCTCTGTTGTTCATAAACATTAGGCATCCATTGAGTAACAACCTTTGCAGTTCTTGTAAGCATATCATATATAGGCAGTATTTTCCAATTTTGTTTTCTTGATGATGATTCATCCATTATTTGCGCTTCACCAACAGTACCGGGTGCGCCTTGGGCATTTCCCTGAAGAAACTTATAAGCGCCAAAAACTGTTTCTATATCAACCTCGTATCTGCCTTTTTCTGCGTATAAACTTGATGATACTGCTGGTGGAGCAAATTCTTTTATTTTACCAGATGCCAATGCTCCGGGGTTAGCCCTTATTATAGCATTTGGTATATGCCACTTCTGTATTTCGCTAGCATCTATAGCGCCATCTTCATATAATAACTTAAAATTAGTAGTAGCATTGGTATGAGATATAATTAAAGCCTCAGTTCTATTTAACATTCTCTGAGGAGTCTTTGCATGACGAACATCTCCACTTGGATATGGTGTTCCGGCGTGTTCGTTACAGGCAACAGCTATAGGATATTCAGAGATAGGCAGTATTTCATCGTACAAAACAGTATCTCCAACAACAAATACTTCTCTGACCCTTGTTTTATAAACAAGTTGCTCTGTAATAATTCCTTGTTTAATAAACTCTTCGTATTGCTCATCTTTTACAAGTTCCTTATACTCATCTCTTGTATATGACTGAGTTCTTCCAGTATTTGTATCTAGAATAAGAGCATGAGGAACATTTACTTTTACAAAGTAACAATATTTTCTTACTCTACTTTGATGGTCTAGTACACCATTTCCTTTTGTTTCAATAAAATCTCTTGAATATTTACCAGAACTTTGTTCGTTTCTATAGTGGTCTTCTTTAGCGTCTTCTATTTCTTTTGCATATTGAGGAAATAAAATCTTTAAGTGTTCTTTTGTATGTAGGTCAGAGTATATAATTGCGCTAGCGTCTGAAAAATCTGGTAGGGAACTGTTTGGGTCAACAAATATAGACTCAGGTGGCATTCTTTTTACTTTGATTGTTCCAAGTCCACCATCTCCTTGGTAATCAGGGTATATATACATATAAGCTATACCCTTAACAATAAAATCTTTACAAGCCTGTCTAAAATGTACATCCGCATCAGATTCGTACCATATTTTATCAAGCAGTTGGTCAAAGACGAACGCCGCATCATTGTCTGTTTTGCCCACAGCGTGAACATCCCATTCAGGAGCAGATGCGGCGATATTCGCTAGAACCTGCTCGACGGCGGGACGTATTTTGTTATTAGCTTCGGGGGGCTGACCCACACTAAGCAGGTAATTCTTTTGAGACCTTGTAAGTTGAGAGCCTAAATAAAACTCATGGTCTTCCGCCATTTGATAACGATATTCGCTAGAAGAGCTTTCGAACAATAAATAGTCCGACCTTACCTCTTCCGCCGAAATTTCTTTTGTTTCTAGCTTACGTAAGTCTAACATATGTTATGTTATAATCTTACAAAACTAAAACCCAATATTCAAAATTTTTTATTTAATAAAATTAAAGTTGATATTGGTACTAATAATAACTCAGAAGTATTATCATCTCCG